ATGACGAGAAAATACGCATTCTACAATGATAATTTTGATTATTCCAGACTGCGCACTACTTTGGCACAGTTCACGATTATCTTTAAAAATTTTGGCAAAAATCAGTCGGGAATGGTTTTCACTGCAAATTTGCGTCGACACGAATATTTTTTCTGGCGAATAATCTCCTCCTTAATCGATTATTTGCTACCTTTGGGATAGTAATAGGACTTTAAATTTTTCACACCGCAGTATACAAGAAGATACATTCGCCGCCAAGTGATACAAGCTCACATTCCTAGGGATAGTGGGCTTTAATTTTGTCAAATCACTTCGTATCACTAACAGAATAATATATTACTAATGAACAATATACAAGAATGCCGTTTCATGAGAACGGCAATGGCTGACAGTACTATAAACTCTACAGACGATGAACTGAAAGCTCAATACTCCGAATTCACGCTTCTATTGGCGGGTTTTCTATACAGCAACAGTGGATATCTGAAGATTGACAGCGAGCTTAACGACCTGCTCTTTATCTTGACCTACCTGAAAGGCAAAAAAAAATGACGCTTTAGATTTCTATCGCAAGCGTGCAGCCGGCATAGTCCACACTGCCATTGCACAAAACGAAAAACGAATTTCCTGTCCAGAACTATTCACTTCTCTTTTGCCGGAAGGAAATTACGACCTGCACTGGACCTCAAACACCCGCGATCTTCTTGAACTGATTGATGCCATCTACCAGATGGGCATCATCCGTGATTCACAGGGAAAGACTGTGAGCTTTCACACACTCGTTGCAGCAGCTTCCGACGTTTTGCACATTCAGGCAAACAAATACGAGTATAAAGAACGGGCTGAGATAGCTAATCGCAACGATCCAGTCGTATTCATCTACAAACTCGCAGAAGCTCTATCTGACAAGGAACATCGCAAAAAGTAACAATTATTTCGCTGTACCTACACTGTAGCTCCATTGATTCGCTCTCATCAACCGGCGACATTTGCACCTGAAACAGATGACAGAACAATGGATCTTACAAAATCACTTTCAGAGATACAGCGATGTATTGTGAGTCTTCAGACTGAGCTCGATCAGTTGAAGCTTCTTGACGGAAACCTCGCCAAGACGATCTTGCTGTCGCGTCAGGAGGCTGCGGACTTCATGGGTGTATCGCTCCGGCAATGCGACCGATGTTGCAGAAAATATGGTATTCCAAAGTTCAATACCGTAGAAGGGGTAAAGATTCGTCGCACCGATCTAATGATCTACATGGGCCTTGTCAGAGAGCCTATTGGCGAAGCTATGCCGTCAGTCAAAGAGCCTGAGGAGACGAAACGGTATTCTGAGTTTGAAAAGATTCTTGAAAGAAACAAGAGATGAACTATCTAACCGAAATAAGGCTCTTCTACGACAAATTGCCGTCGTTCCAACTCACATCCTCGGATATCGCTCTGTGGCATGGTCTTATGAACATATTCAATCGTGCCGGCTGGCCGCAGGATCTGAGCATCTCGCCATCAGAGATTCAGGCATGCACCTGCATTTCCAAGACGGGTATTTTTCGATGCCGGCAGAATCTGTCCAAAGCTGGGCTCATCGAGTTCCTTCCGCAGAAAGGTTGTCGCTGCGGTATCTATCGAATCATGCCCTTATCACTGTCCATTGCGATCCAGATAGGAACGCAAGCATTCCAAATAGAAACGCTACCGGTCCACAGTGGAACGCAAGCATTCCATAGTGGAACACAAAATGACAGTGAGAATGAATTTGCGTTCCAAATAGGTTCTCAAAGTGGAACACAAACTGAGTCCACTCCTATTATAGAGAATAAACTAAACAATAATATATCTCTTAAAGAAAAAGATAAGAAAAAGAAGTTTAGTTGGAGAGTGTGGATTTCGACTATCGACCGGAAGTGGCAGCCAGTAATGGAGCAATGGCTCGAATATAAATCTGAGCGCAAAGAAGATTATTCCGGCGAGATGTCACTTTCAAAACTACTCACCCGACTTCGCAATCTCTCCGGCGACAATCCCGCGACGGCTCAGCAAATCATCGACCGCAGTATCGTCAACAGCTGGAAGGGACTATTCCCGCTTGACGGTGGCTATCAGGCCCAGAAAGCGCCACAACAAGGCCAGCATATCGGCCAAATTATGCAGCCATCGACAGAAGCCGATCGCAATTCAGTACTCGATAATTTCAGAAATAAAATCAGCAATAAAAAACAATAATCACTATGTTACAATCAGTTAAAGACGCAATCAACTCATTCGGCATTTATAGCCCTTTTATGCACAGAGAGCTTCGCAGCTTCAGTTGGGGCAACAAGGAGACTTGCCGGCAGATCTTTCGGGAGATCTTCACTTTCGTTGACCAGACTATCGCGGAGTTCGAATTCATCCCCGAATACGAAGAGATAATAAATTGGATGACAGATACCAAGGGCAAAGGACTCCTGCTCATGGGGTCGTGTGGCAGGGGCAAGAGCATCATCATCAACGGTCTGGTACCGATTCTGATGAAGATGAAAGACAGAACAGTCCACCCAATCCATGCCCAGAACTTCTATTTCGCTCCACTGTTCTCTACCGGCAACTGGGCCTGTCCATCGTGTTTGGAATACCTTCTTCGCACCGGCTGTCCCATCATCGACGAACTCGGCGTGGAAGGACTCAAGAACGACTACGGCGAGAAGACCGAGGGGTTCAACCTTATCATCAACAATGCCGAGGTGACATGTAAGCCGGTGTTCGTCAGCACCAACCTCAATGATGCTCAGATCATCAATCGCTATGGCGAGAGGACTCTGGACCGTCTCGGCCACCTATGCCGCATCGTCACATTCTCTGGACCAAGTTTAAGAAAATAAAACCGCTATGACACAGAAGAGTGAATACGCCAACGAAGATATCTATTACTTTAACGAGGAGACGAACCGATTCATGAAGTACCGGCGAGTTGTGTTCCGTCTTAATGACGGCAGGTGCAAGTATGCTACTCACAAGGGTGAGATTCTCCTCTGGGAGCAGTGCGAGATTCAGGCGCTCAGAGAGAACATCCGTCGCTTTGGTAGTCCCTGCTTTTCGAACGATTTCAAGGTCTACGCTTCCCATCTTGCCGAGTATCGCGAACGGTGCCCGACCGGCAGTTTCATCCGAGTATCCGGTATCTATACTGAGGTCTTGGGATCTCCGATTAATCCAGAAGCAATTATCTAATGCTATGCCGACAATAAAGAAACATACCAGCCGGCCATGGCTCTCGGAAAAGAAACCCTTTGAAGGTTTTGTTCATCACAACACCGCCTTCTATCAGAGCACGCAGTGGCGACGACTAAGGGCATTGAAGCTCTCCGAGCAGCCACTGTGCGAGGAGTGCCTTCGCGCAGGTAAAACAACATCGGCCCAGATGGTGGACCACATCGTGCCAATCAACAAAGGCGGAGCAGCGCTGGACATGGATAACCTTCAGTCACTATGCAACGCCTGCCATGCCCGAAAGAGCGCAGCAGACAAATAAAAAAATGCAAATGGAAGCCGCTAACAAATAAACATCAAATGGTTGCAAGCAAAAGATGTATCTTCTAATAAGGCAGCTTCCAAGCAAAAAGAAAACGAATATGAGAACAACACTATCACTCACTCAGATTGTCGATCAGTGGCTCGCGGAGGCAGACGCCCTGCCCTCCACCAAGGATGACTATCGCCGTAAGATTGGGCTCTGGTTCCGGTGGCTTAGTTCTCGCAAGGTCGATCCTCGCGAGCCGCAGCGAATAGACATCATCGACTACAAACGCTACCTGATGGGCATCGGCAAGAGTGCCTTTACCTACAACGGGTATATCACTGTTGTCAAGCTCTTTTACAGCTTCTGCGATGAACACCACTACTACGACAACATTGGTCTTGGCATCAAGAGCAGCTTCAAGATGAAGCAATACTACAAGCGCCCACTTAGCGCTGAGCAGAGCTCGGCACTTCTTAGCAGCATAGATTCTTCTACCACGATTGGCAAACGCGACAAGCTAATAATCTTTCTGATGCTCACCAATGGACTGCGCACTTGCGAGGTGCAGAGAATCAATGTCGAGGACTTCGACAAGATTAACGATGCTCCGGTTCTTCATATCCAACGCAAGGGGCATACCGATAAGCACGATATTGTAGTGCTGGCCGACGAGGCTGTGGACTTACTAGAGGACTACCTCTCAGGCAGAGAGTTCACCGATGGTGATCCGCTGTTCATCAGCCACATGAAAGGCAGAGAAAATAGTAGAATCAACAAGGGCACTATCGGGACAATCATCAAACGGCGGCTTCGAGCGATTGGCATTAACGAGAAAGACATCACCGCGCACTCTCTCCGGCACACCTGCGCCAGTCTGATGATTGAGCAGGGATTGGATCCACAGCTGGTGCAGGATATGCTTGGACACAGCAATGCTTCCACAACCAAACTTTATACGATGATGGCTCGCAACGAGAGACTCTTTGAGCACCGGCCAAGCCGGCTTCTCTCGTCGATAGTGATGAATAAGCCCAAGAAATGAACCGGAAATAAAAAGCAGTCGTATGATGAGGAAATTAATACGTCATTTTTTAAAGCCACATTGTGGCTGTTATCAAACAGTTGCGAGTGGTCGCATTAAGTGTGGTTTTGGGGTACTGATGGTGCCATTAAGTACCTCGGAATAATGCGACCAGTGGTCTACATGGGGTCAGTGTTCATACGACCACTCTGGCTTATCTGGCCGATGGGAAGGGGCTCATTTTCCTTCAGAGGTCTCGAAAGTTAATCGCCCCCTTGGTCTTGAACACGCACGTGCAAAATTGACAAAAATAGATTTTTATGAAAGGACGTAAGAAAATATCAAATAATCAGAAGGCGCTTCGTGGTACCGACCAGCCTTGCAGAATGGATCCGCAGGTGCCAGCGCTGGGACCAACAAATACGCTTCCGGCGCTACCGAAGTCTTCCCTGAAAGGAACAGCCAAGAAGCTCTACTCCATTCTTGGCACCGAGATGCTCTGCAACAATATGCTGGATGTGGCCTCACTTGATCTGCTGGTAGCCTATTGCAGAGAGATGGCCTTGTACAACGATATGATGAAGGAGGTCGAGAAGGAAGGTGTGACCGTCGAGGTGGAAACAAAGTCCGGAACAATCATCCAGATTAATCCCAAACGCAAAGTGGCCGAAGGTGCGCTGGCGAATGCCCAGCGACTGGCTTCTGAGTTTGGGCTCTCGCCGGCAAGTCGCGGGAGGGTGGCTGCTCTGCTGTCAGGCAATACTCCAAAGGACGACTTCGCTGATTTTGAAATTGTAGATATCCAAGAGCCATGACAAAGAAGATATATCCAGCAGAACTCTATGCCCAGCAGGTGCGGGACCACGATATTCTAACTTGTGAGTTCGTCCAGCTGGCAGTCGAGAGGTACTATCAAGACATCGATGCAGCTTTAGATCGTGGTTGGGTGTTCGATAAGAAAGCGGCCATGAGAGCAATCGGCTTCATTGAGAAACTTAAACACACCAAGGGTAAATGGTCCGGACAACGGTTTCTTCTAGAACCATGGCAGCAGTTCGTGCTCTGGAATATCTTCGGCTGGAAGAACGCTGACGGCACACGCCGCTTCCGCTATGCTTATATCGAGATAGCCCGCAAGAATGGCAAGACAGCCCTCTCTGCCGGCATTGGTCTTTACATGCTCTTTGCTGACGGGGAGGCAAGACCGGAGGTCTACTCTGCTGCGACCGTAAAGGATCAGGCGAAGATATGCTTTGCCGATGCTGTGGAGATAGTCAAAGCCACAGATCTGAAGAACTATCTTCATCCTTACCGCAACTCGATAGTCTATGAACTCAAGGGAGGAATGATGAAGCCTCTCTCGTCCGACTACGGAACACACGACGGACTCAACCCTTCGTGCGGAATCATAGATGAGTTCCATGCGCACAAAGATTCGGGAATGTTCGATGTAATCAAATCAGCATTCGGAGCTCGCCGCCAGCCGCTGATGTTCATCATCACCACAGCCGGCTTTAACAAATCCGGAGCGTGCTATGCTTATCGCGATAATGTCATCAAGATTCTGCGTGGAGTGAATCACGACGACTCGCTATTCGGCATTATCTATACTCTCGATAGCAACGAAGAGTGGGACAACCCCAAGATGTGGATAAAGTCCAATCCGAATCTCGGCGTATCACTCTCCGCCGACTATCTTGCCGATCAGGTGATGGATGCCAAGAATCGACCGGAGGCAGTCCGCAATGTGATGACAAAGAATGTGAATCTGTGGGTGGATGCCGAGAAGACATGGATTCTCGACAAGGCTTGGATGCAGTGCTGTGGTTCTTTATTTCCACAGAGTCTGCATGGTTGCGAGTGTTGGGGCGGGCTGGATCTCTCGAACGTGTCCGACATCACCGCTTATGTGCTTATCTTCCATGAGAACGACCGATTCCAGTTATTGCCATTGTTCTGGATTCCGAAGGAGAAGATGATGGAGAAGATACGAAAGGAGAATATCAACTACGACAGCTGGGTGGCTGGAGGGTATGTAAAAGTTACTGAGGGCAATGTCATCGATTACGATTTTGTCAAGACTGATATTCTCAGGTTTGTCGCCGACTATAACCTCAAGACATCGGCATACGACCGTTGGAACTCATCCCAGACCATTATCGACCTTCAGAACGAAGGTATGATATTCAACCCTTTCGGGCAGGGTTACGGCTCGATGTCAGCACCGACTAAAGAGTTCGAGAAGCTGGTGCTCACCGGAAAAGTCGAGCACTTCGGCAATCCGGTCCTTCGCTGGATGTTGGCTTCGACCGTCATCAAGAGTGATCCTGCCGGAAACATCAAACCCGATAAGGAAAAGTCAACCCAGAAGATCGACGGCATCGTCGCCTCTATCATGGCACTTGGCGAATGGATGACATCGCAGGCCGAGCAGGAGACCGATCCATACAACCAGCGCGGAATGCTAAAACTATGATTATATGGCAAACAACAGAAAACTTTATACCAAACAGCAGATATCTGATCGCGATGACATCGAGAAGGAATTGAGTTCAATACCAATTCAACATCCTTTAGTTGCCAAAATTACCTCCGCAAAAGGGTTCGCTTCATATTATGTGCGAATGAAAGACCTGTATAATACTCATGCTGATGCTTACGAACGATTGGAAGAATATCATTATGCGATTACAGGCCATAGGCGCTATTCAGAATATGATAGTTTTCGGGTTGTCTTTAAAAAAAACGAAGAAAATAAATAATTGTAAAGAAAAAAGAATACATTTGTACTATGGATAAGTATGGACAAATAGAGATTCATATTGTCGGATCAAAAGGCAATAACCAACTAACTCCTGATAACTTTGATATTAAGGAGATTAGGTCGCTTTTAGATGGAATCGAAGACATGCTCTATCCCAGCAATAAAAAAGACCGCCCTGATATTACATATAGCATCGAATCTGGTTCTGTTATGAATAGGTTTAAAACAAGCCTGCAAGCAGTAGTAACATTCTCGGCGGTGATGACGATGGTTAGCAAAACCGGATCTATTGATGGTTTGGAATTACCTACAGCAAGAGCAATTGAAAACATTCAGAGTATTGCAAGAAGTTCAAATTACACTTTTGATTTTAAGACTTCTGAGAATCCAACTGTTATCCTTACTATATCCCCTGATACAAACTATCAGAGAACAACTGATCTCTGGATTGATGCAGAATTCTATTTCTATGGGATGTTGACAAATGCTGGTGGAAAAGACAAATCCAACATCCATTTAGACACAGACGTAGGTTCCCTAATCATAAACGTAGAAAAAGATTTTCTTAAAAAAGAAGAGAAGAATCTGCTTTACAAAGAATATGGGGTAAGGGCCATTGGTAAGCAAAATGTTGAAACAGGAGAAATAGATAAATCTAATCTAACATTACTTGAACTTATCGACTATACTCCGACTTATAATGACGAGTACATCAAAGGGCTCATTTCTAAAGTCGGTGATAAGTTTAAGGGGTTGGATATAGATACTTGGATCTCAGAAATACGAGGAGACTATGGCAAATAAACAAACATATGGAGTATTGCTAGACACAAGCTTTCTTATTAGATTATTAAGCGTAAGTGATCCACTGCATGGAAACGCATTGGATTACTATAAGTATTTTTTGGATAATAGTATCGCTATGTATGTGTCTACAATCTCAATATCCGAGTATTGCGTTAAAGGTGAGGTGTCCGAATTGCCATTAGTTTCTATGAAAATCATTCCTTTCAATTTTCATCATGCTACAAAAGCCGGAAAAATAGCTTGTGCTCTATATAAAGCGCGTAATAATGGAGATTTTCCAGTTAAAGACAGACTAATTATTCCTAACGATTCTAATCTTTTTGCTCAAGCAACTATCGAGAATGATATAAAATATTTTGTTACATCTGATGTTAAGGCTGCTGATGTCATTAAAAAGATTTCAGAACGAGAACCTATCTCGTTTAATCATTTAGATATTAATATACCATGCAACTCTAGTTTCGGCAAATTATTCTAACGAAACATTGTTTCACAATAGTATTCTAACGCCGTATTAAATTTGCACAATTTAATACGGCGATTTTTATCAAGGAAGATCGCCAATATGTTTTCAAATCATGAGACGATCCAAGAAACTGCCACCGGACTATCTATCGAAGCGTCAACGCCTTCTCGCTCCACTGCGCGATGCCGCTGCTATGGACTCGGCCGCGAGAGAGGTGATAACCAAGGAGGGATTTATCCGTTATTTCCTCGCCTTGCAGCCATATTACCAGACTAACGAGCAGGCATATGAGGCTGTCGAGAGCGAGCACCTGCGCATCACCGGCCAGCGCAAGTATGCCGAGTATATATCTTTCAAGAATGTTGTGTCAAAACATTTCCCCAAGTAAACGAAGTTGCCTTTTTGGGGCCTGATGCTGTGTTAAGTTTGTCGCTGTTAAACATCAACAACGGTGGCAAACTGGCTTTCAAGAATATCTTCTCTATTCTCTTCTTCCGAGAAGCGGTCGGGCTCTTCTGCAGAGTTCGAGTCCGCAGTGAATGCGGCGCTTCTCGGCGCCACCGTTTCTGATAATACATCGCTTCCGGTCATCACTCCGGAAGGAGCATTGAACCTCTCAGCGGTATGGGCCTGCGTGAGGATACTCTCAGACACTGTCGGCACTCTTCCCATTCATCTTTTCAGACGTGATGGCGAAGACCGCATTCCTGCCTCTGATCACCCACTTCGCTCACTTCTTGCTAAGCCTAACAGCTACACCAACAAGTTCTATCTCATTCAGCACCTTATGGTCGGATGCGCCCTATGGGGCAACGGTTATGTGCGCATATTCAGAGACAAGAACTTCCGTCCTGAGCGGCTTCAACTTCTAAAACCCTACGACTGCACTCCCTACCTCAATGACCGCACTGAGGAGCTCTTCTACCGCACCAAGTACGGTGAGATGGTCCCTGCATATGACATGATTCATCTGCGAGGCCTCTCTTCAAACGGTTACGAGGGGCTAAGTCCTATCGCTGTCCATAGGGAGAACCTGCAACTCACCGAGGCAGCACAGCGCTATGGAGTGAAGTTCTTTAACCAAGGTGGTAATATGTCCGGCGTATTCAAGTACCCGTCGGTTCTCAAACCGGAGTCCTACGAGCGTCTCAAACGCGACCTTCTGGCCCAGAGCACCGGAATGCATAATGCGCACACGCCACTACTTCTGGAAGGAGGCATGACCTACGAGCGCATCTCTATCCCGCCGGACGATGCTCAGTTTATAGCAACGCGCAAGTTCCAAAAGACTGAGATTGCCACCATCTACGGAGTACCTCCTCACATGATTGCCGACCTTGAGCGAGCCACGAACAACAACATCGAGCAGCAGGCCATGGAGTTCGTCCAGTACTGCCTTCTCCCGTACATCATCAAGCTCGAAGAGGAGTTTAACCGCAAGCTCCTACGTGAGGACGAGTTCGACAGCCTCTTCTTCAAATTCAACGTCAATGGTCTTCTCAGGGCAGATGTCAAGTCACGAGGCGAATGGGTGTACAAGCTCTACCTCATTGGGGCCATCACCGCCAACGAGGTCCGTCACTGGGAAGAGCTGAACTCCTACAGTGGTGGCGATGTCTTCTTCCGTCAGGCGAATATGCTGCCGGTCAATGAACTCACCAATATGCTCACCTCGGCCCAAGGCACCACAAATGATAATCTGCTAAAACCATCAAACGATGACAACGAATAAAAACAATCCCTCCAACTGTTCCATAGAGCTGCGCTGTGAAGCCACAGAAATATGCATCAGAAAGCTCGCCGAGGGTAACGAGAAAGACGCTGAAAGTCGCACTATCGAGGGCTATGCAGCTAAGTTCGACCGCTGGAGTGAGCCCATTGGTGGCTGGTTCAAAGAACGGATCCAACGCGGAGCCTTCGATGGCACCGATATGAAAGACGTGGTGATGTGCTTTAACCACGATTTGAATTCTATCCTTGCCCGCACCTTAAGCAAGACTCTCTCTCTGAGCGCCGATGAGACTGGCCTTCACTTCAGTTTCGAAGCGCCGCATACCTCGCTGGGAGATGATATGCTTGAGCTTGTAAGGCGAGGCGACATCAGTAAGTGCAGCTTTGCCTTCATCGTGGACCGCGACGAGTGGCTCTATGCCGACAAGAAAAACGCGATGGAATATGACGAGCGCACCATCCTTCATGTAGCACAGTTGCGCGATGTCTCGCTGGTTGTATTTCCTGCCTACAAAGACACCGAGGCCGGCATCCGTTCACTCGAAGAGAGAAAAGCCGAATTCCTAAAACAACATAACGATGAGAACGCAAACGATCGGAAAGAAAATCAAGATAACGTGGCTGTGGACTCTTCGACGGGTAATCCTGCCACTGACCAAGACACACCTACGAGCGCTGGAGTGGTTCAAAGCGAGAGTCGAAGACGTCTTGCAGCGCAACTGCGACTAAAAGAGAGAATCAATCACGACAATTAATCCTATCAACACATTTTACCCATGAGCAAAATCAAAGAACTAAAAGAGAAACGCGCCTCGGTCTTTGCCAAGATCGACGAGCTGCGAAGCGCCGCAGATGGCCGAAGCATGAATGCCGAGGAGCAGCAGCGCTGGGACACACTCCTTGCCGAGTACAGCTCCGTCGACAAAGAGGTCGAAGCCGAAGAGCGCTACGAGCAGATCCAAAAACGTCAGGCCGAGCAGCAATATGCCGCGCAGCGACAGAATGCCACTTCCGCCGGTGATGACAGTCATCATGACGAGGAGTACCGCGCCGCCTTTGCCGATTATCTTATCAACGGAGCACAGGGCCTTAAGCCTGAGAGCCGCGCAGTCATTGAACAGCGAGACTCAGCCTCTGGCCTGAGCGGCGGAGTAATCATCCCGAAGTCGCTCTCCAGTGAGATCGAGATAGCACTGAAAGCCTATGGCGGTATGTTCGAGGCAGCAAGCATCATCTCTACCTCTAAGGGAGGAGACCTGATCCTGCCGACCATCAATGACACCTCAGCCAAGGCTACCATCGTGGCCGAGTATAACCAGAACACGCGCAGAGCTCCTTCGTTCAGTTCTGTCACCCTGAAGGCATACACTTACCGCACACCAATCATTCCTGTATCGCTGGAGCTCTTGCAGGATAGCGCTTTCAACCTTGACTCACTCCTGAGCGGATTGCTTTCAGAGAGCTTTGGAAGAGGCATCAACGAGCACCTCACTACCGGTGACGGATCGGGCAAACCGACCGGCATCGTTGGAGCTGCTACAGCCTGCACAGACACTGCCGCCGCTTCGGCCATCTCGCTGGACAACATCATCGACCTTATCAAGAGTGTCGACAGCTCCTACGCACGTAACGGGCGCTTCATGTTCAATCGCAATACCCTCTATGCTCTTGCCAAGATCAAGGACCAGCAGGGACGTTACATCTGGCAACAGAGTGCTCAGGTCGGTCAGGCTGCAACACTCTTCGGGAAGAACTATGTCATCAACGATGACATGGCCGACATCGGGCCGGAAAACGCATCTGTACTCTTCGGCGATTTGAGTAAGTACAAGATCCGTACGGTAAGCAGCTTCAAGGTGGTTCGTCTGAACGAACTGCTGGCCGAGTACCTCTCCATTGGTCTGTTCGGCTTCGCAAGAGCTGACGGCAACCTCATTGATGCCGGAACTCATCCGGTTAAGAAACTGGTTCATGCCGCTGAATAAACTTTCTTAACCTTCTTTCAATGCCTCAAGAGCTCCCAATATCACTCGCGCAAGCCAAGGCCCACCTTCGGGTAGGTGACGACACGTCACAAGACTCACTCATCGAGGAGTATCTCGCAATGGCCTTCGGCATAGCCGAGGACGTGACTAACCGTAGCCTCAGAGAAGAGTTTAGTTCTGCCACTCTTCCTGCCGCCATTCGGGCTGCCGTCCTAATGATATTGGGGACTCTTTTTGACAACGAGAGCGATACTCTTGTCGGGAGAAGCGTTGCACAAATTCCGCTGACGGCCGAGAAGCTCCTGCTTCCTTGGCGCATTCATCCATATTCAAATCCAGAAAATTCTGACACCAATGTTTGACCACCACATCGAGATACTCCGCTATGAGCAGGTGCGCGACGCCTACAACGATCGCAGCAAGGTCCTCACTCATGTGGCTACCTGCTATGCTCAGCGCACTGAATCGGGCGGCAAGGAGAACATCTATGCCGGCCGCATCGTTCATGAGAACGAGGTGGTCTACTCCATACGCTATCGGAAAGGTATCTCTGCCGGAATGGTCGTGCTGGATGAAGGACGGAGACTTCGCATCACCGCTACCCAAGAGGAAGGACGACGCTGGAGGCTGCATATACGTGCTACTAAAACAGATTCAGGAGAGAGCCATGTTGAAGATTAATGTGGAAGGCTACGCCGAAGCGAAGGCCATCATTGACCAGTTGCCAAACAACATGCAAAAGCGCATGCTACTTGCGGCCTTGCGTCTGAGCTCCAAGCGGATGCTGTCAAGCGCCAAGAGCAAGGTGCCGGTCAGAAGCGGCGAGCTTCGAAGACAGCTGAAGATTGTCCGCTTTCGCGACAAGACAGCTCCACGAAGCGAGGTTGATGTGGCCGTAAAGCCGGTATTCAGCCGCACACGAAAGAAAGGTGCCGTCAATCAGTACTACGGCAAGTTCATCCACGAAGGGACCGTCAACCCGCGCACAAGTCGACGTAAAGGTAGTCTATTGGTGTTTCGCGGCAGAGACGGGAAGATGGTCTTCGCACGGACAGTAAAGGGCATAAAGCCAACACCGTTCTTGGAAGATGCCTATCGCGAGAACTCCGAAAACGTTGTCACATCCTTTGGCGATAACCTCGCTACTGCGGTTGAGAAATATATTGACAAGAACTTCAAACCAAAAGACAAATGAGCCAAGAGAACGACTATCAAGATTTCAAGATAACCATCATTCGGCTTCTCGAAGACGGAATTCCGGAACTACGAGGCAAGATACAGGCTGGAGCCGTCGACAGCAACACCGCTGTCCCCTTTGCCGCTTTCACTGTCCCCAACGAGGAACCTGTAAGGACCAAGGACGGTATTGCCGGATACAACGTCTCCTTCGAAGTGTCGGTCTATGCCGGCAAGTTCTCCGAAGCGGAGCAGCTGCGTCACAAGGTGATCCATGCTCTGGAGGGAGCTGACCTTGGCTTGGGACAAAGGTCACTCTATAAGGGCGGCAACACCGACTACTTCCCAGACTATGACCTGCATGGAGCAATACTCACATTCAAGATATTACTAATGGACTAAATAACAAACAGATAATACAACAATGCCAAATCAAAACAAAACCATCGTTCAGGGTGAGGATATCATTATCACCCTCGACGGCAAGCCGACACTTCACGCCACAACACACTCCTTGAAGTTGGATCTGGAGATGAAAGACATCCGCACCAAGGATACCAACGGCAAGGAGAAGTACCCATCCGACCTCTCATGGAGCGTTGATGGAGATGGTCTGGTGGTCATCGATCCGGTGCTTGCCGCCTCGCATCACTCGCCAGAGGATATCATCGGACTCGTTCTCTCGAAGGCTCTCGTCGGAGTGATACTCTCTTCGCCGGTGGCCGGAAAGGGACTCTCGAAGAACTATACCGGAAATGGTTACATCAACTCCTTCTCGCTGAGTGCTCCGGCTGGCGACAACGCCACGTACAACTACTCGATTACTGGCAGCGGCAACCTTGCCGAAGCTGCTGCCCCAACGAATAATGAAGAATAG